TTTTGCTTTAAATTCTGCGTCGTTTGCACCAGCCAATACGATACCAGAACCATAGATTCGGTTGTATTCGCTTAGTAGCTCTTTCTTAACGTCTGTGATTGCTGCTATTGATGAATGGTATATCGCAATAGTACCATCATGATAAGGCATAAAAGGCGAGAACCCAACAGATACAGTGCCCTCTTTTGTTTGGTGATATACTAATGTGACACCATTTTCAATGACCATTGCGCCTTCTCCTGAAGTTATAAGGCCACAAATGATCTCTTCACCACTAGTAAATTTGATTAGTTTAATATCTGCCATCTTGCTCATCCTTTAAAATTATAAATTCAATAAAATTTGCTGCTTCTTCTAAATCACTAAAGTGTTTAACAAAGAACTTATCCACATCCATCATATGGTTACCTACTACAACCACACTCATGTGTTTAAGTACTGAGATCTTTAGTTGATAGTTACCCCTCCGCAAAAACGGATAAGAAACTAAATCTTTTGTCAATGCATTCTTCATCATATGTATTTATGAGAGGGGAGATTACTCTCCCCACCCTTTTAACTATCTATTTGCTATGATTTATATCTTTAGCATAATCAGTCAATATCTCTTTAGATAAGTTATCTCTTTCAGCTAATAACTCTCTAACACGTTCGATATTGGCAGCTGGTGGTAAACCATCTGAGATCTCGATTGTGCGAGGCTTCTTAGAGTCAGGAATAACATTACAAAGAGCGATGCGTAAGATGCCATTTTGGAACTCAGCTGATCCAACGACTTCTACTGTGTCAGCAAGTTTAATGGTCTTAACGAATGATCTTGTACCAATACCTTTATGTAGATACTGTATTGCTTCCTCGGGATTTTTTTGTCCTTTGATCTCAAGTACTGAATCTTTAAGAGTGATAGTTACCTCTTGCTTATTAAAGCCAGCGATTGCCAATTCTACGATGTAGTTGTACTCGTCTACTTTAATAATGTTATGAGGTGGGAATGTTGAAGCTGGTGCTTGAGCATTCAATAGAGTGTCTAGCTCATTGATGATGTTGTCAAAACCAACTGATGATGGCCAAATAGGGCCAAATGAAACGTTTGTTGTTACCATTGTTTTCTCCTTAATTAAGCGAGTTTAATAAAATCCTGCCCCCGAAGGCTGCAGGTTTGGTAAGAATATCCTACCAAATCTTATTTATAATCCTACTGATTACTTTTTTAAATTTTTGCGTACGAGTTAATGGTGGAGGCGGGCTACCGATACCACATACTCTATCCCATTCCCTTTGAGTATACTTAGGCTGCGTCATCTATGATGTCTTGTAATGCTTGATTGATTGGCTTATAGCCGTAGTAATGGAGCTTCTCTGCCTTGCGGTCTAGAAAGTCGCGTCTCTTTTCGATGTCTCTTGCTCTGTAGGCAGCTTCAATGATCATCGTATAACGATTACCTTCACGAGCCTTTTCATGAGCGGTAAGTACTGCTGCAATGTCTATTCTTGGTAAATCAACCTTCTTTTTGATGTGTTGCATTCCACTGTCCTCCATAATAACGTTCAAGTTTACCTTCGTGATTAAGTCTTTGACTGCCGTCTTTAGGTGTGTCATCAAGCTTAACTGACCAATCGATGGCATCAAAGTTCTTATCAAATTCTTTGGTGGCAGTCTTTGATAAGATGCTGTCACCGGTGATATCATTTTTTGCAGCCATTATTTTGGCAACTTATCTTTTTTAGGTCTGCCTTTTGATTCTTTTTTCTTATCGCGGTTACCCATAATCTTCTCCTTAATATAGTTTTTTAGGCATCTGTGTAGATGCTACTTTTTTCAACCAACGTTTACGTGCCTGACTCTTTGCTTTCTTACGTGCAGTACACGGTTTCTCATACTCCATTCGTTCTCTTATTTCAATTAAGAGGCCTGAATCTTCTACTTTGTTTCTAAATTTTCTAAAGGCTTTTTCAAATTGACCTTCTTGCACATCTACAAATAGACCTTGTTTGGTCTCTGTTTGTTTAGGCTTAAATCTTTTCTTGAATTCAGCCATTAGTAACAAGTTCTCGTTCTAGTGGTAACACCATATTGATCTACTGTCTCGATCCATGATGTACATCTTTGATAGTTAACAGATGGTGCTTGTTGATAGATAACTGGTGGTTGTTGATAGATAACTGTTGGTTCAGGATAATATCGCGGTTGTGCCATACCATAACCGATAATACCACCGATTAAAGCTGGAGCAACCCATCCTCCACCACCAAATCCACCGCCATGATAATGGTTTTCATAGTGATTGTATCCACCACGATATCCACCGCCATAACCTCCTCCATGACCACCCCAATGACCATCGGCCAAAGCTGCGGTTGATGTTGCTGCTAATGTTAAAGCTACTATAAGTTTTTTCATTTTACTTCTCCTATTCATAATTCATTATACCATGAATATGAATTAATGTACATAGGCCCTAGGCCCTAAATTGTAACAAATTGTAACAATCTTGTCCTGCATTTTGGCTCATTTTTGAAGGACAAAATAGTTTGTCCCGCATGGATGACCAGTTAACCCGTTTGTCCCGCATTTTAAATCAATTTTGAAGGACAATGTAAAAAGGGCCGCAAGGCCCTTTTTTGTACAATAAACAATTACTTGTTCATTACGTACATTGTTACTTCAAATCCAAAGCGCATTTCTGTAGCTGCTGGTTTTGTCCACATAGTATTTCTCCTTTGTTTATAAAAATTTATAAACTCAGATCATTAGAGAGAACGGCCTTTATCTTGGTCATTCAAGGTCTAACTTGAGGCTCATATTACTGTAGGTTTCCCTACATTACTATCTATTCAATATTTTAACTGGGGCACTAGTTAAAAGTATTAAAACTTAATAGTGTATTATTTATTTGTTTCGTCTTTGACTATATGTGGTGCGTTTGTTTTAACCCACTCAATCAGTCTTTCACGAGCTTCGCCGACAGGCTTTAGGTCGGCGCCTTTAAATACACCCTTTTCTGTTGCTGCATCAATAATTTGTACTGCTAGTGCAATATCTGATGCAAGTAATTCGTTAGTTGTTTCTTTATCTTTAGCCATTCAAATGCTCCTTAATTATTAATTGTTACATTACGCTTAATTCCGCCGATATTATATTTCGGCACTAGTTCCCACTCGCCCTTCTCTTTAAAGGATACAACCTTTATCTGAGACAAGCTAGCTTTTGGTTCTGCCTTAGCTTTATCAAGGATCTTCAATAAGCCCCAATCCTGAAGGAGTTCAGCAATAACATTGCGTCTCTCGATATCAGACATGGAGATATCAGACTCTTTACCATCAAGGGCAAAAAGCTCTTTGAAATGTACAATGAAGTACTTTCCTTGTTTGTGCAGGATGTGGCAGGATTGGAATAGCTTCTTATCCTTACGGGATGCTATACCTATGCGGGTTAGAGTTTCACGGACTTTCAAGAAATTATCAGGTTCTATCAAGTCAACTTCCAACATCGCGTCGGGGGTCCAATCATAATATACCATTGCTATAGTCATTTTTAACTCACTTAATTGATTACATTATATATTTATAAGACTATTAGTTTCTACCGCCCTTTTCATAAGACTCTTGGAGATCTATGAGCTGCTTGGGGCTGAGGATGCTTAAGACTTCATGAGCTCTCTTTTCAGAGTACTTGTAATGCTTCATGATTAGTCTAACCTGTTCAGGCTGAGCATCCTTCTTATGCCACTTTGAGAACCTTTTCTTTTTAGGGATGGAGTTCTTAAGGAACTCAAACTGCCATTGAGTAGGGATCTGGACATGCATGTTCATCTCATTGGCATATAACACCGTATCAGGGAAGAACGATAGACCACGATTAATCATAAAAGGAGTATAGTCCTTTGAAGCCTGAGGGTCTTGGAATAGATCCTTCTTGTTATCGTTTATTGCATTTAAGAAATCAAACGGTGTCATTGAAGTCTACTTCTTTCACATTTGCGGGTTTTGCCATGAATGATGTATTAGGGTGTTTCTTACGTAGATACTCTACCATCTCATCTTTACTATTGCCATATCCCAAGAATGAGTTATCTTTTCTATCGTAAGCGTATACTCGACCTTTAATCTTGATAAGATCAATGTCTACAACTTTTGTTTCAGGTTTTGGTAATGGACTATTTGCTATATTATCAAGCATCCTCATCATCTTATAATTAATTAATAATCTAAGAGTAAACCAACCTAAGATAAATCCTAATACTATAGTTAATATGATCATGCTTTCCCTTCGAAAGGTGGTGTGCCACCATTTTTGATATACTCATCGTATCCACGTATCTTAACAGTATGGATAGCTATAGCAGTTTCACGGATGTTATCCATCTTGTCACCTGCTGGATTTGATTGTACGAACCCGCGTTCTACTAAGTATGACGCTTTATCCCAATCATCTGAGTCGTATTCTCTAGTTTTTACTTCATCTTGCATGATGACATTACCTCCGTAAGTGCAGCCATGAGGTTAAGTTCATGATCTGCAACGAACGCAGCTTTATATTGATATTCAGCAAGGATTAATACCAATTGTGGTATACTAGCTGGCTCCAAGTTTATTGAAGCTGTGTCGTATAGTTGTCTAAATATATTTATAGTCTCTGAGTCTCCATTCTTTGCAACCCACTTACGAACCTCAGTGAAGTTTTTATCCTTCATGTTCTTAAGTAGTTCTTTAAATGAATCCTCAGTCATATTGACAAGGATGCCTGAGTCAATCTTACCTGATACAGAATACCTCTGCAGCTCGTTTAATACACGTCTCCAGTCAGGAAAGTGTTTTGTTACTAGCTCTGCTACCACCTTTTGATCAGCTTCAATGTTCTCTGCTTTAAGGATACCCATAGTGCGCTTAAAGAATGCACCAGCAATCTCTGCCTTCTCA